CCCAGGAACAACGCACAGCGCGTTTGTGCAATTTCACAACGGCAAAATAGTTGACCACGGTCATCTGCCGAACGAGGAGATCCGCCAAGTGCTCATCGGTCGCGAGTACACTCGATGCGCTATCGAGATGATCGCCAGCTACGGCATGGCGGTCGGTGCTTCGACATTCGAGACGTGCGTCTGGATCGGACGCTTCATCGAAGTGGCACGTGTGGACGTTGAATTAATTTTTCGGAAGGACATCAAACTTTTCCTGTGCGGTACGATGCGAGCCAAGGACGCCAATGTCAGGCAAGCCTTGATCGACAAGATCGGGCCGCAGGGAACAAAGAAAACCCCAGGGCCGACTTATGGAATTAAGTCGCACACTTGGGCGGCACTCGCTGTGGCCGTATACGCAGCACAACAAAAAGGAAAATAGAAAATGAAAATAACAAAAGGAAAGCAACAGCGCGCCCAGCGCGTAGTCATCTACGGAGTGGAGAGCGTAGGAAAAAGCACATTCGCGGCCAAGTTCCCCAAGCCGCTGTTTCTCGACATCGAGCAAGGCACGTCACATCTTGACGTTGATCGCTGCGAGATCAACAGCTGGAAACAACTCACGGACGCATTGGCTGAAGCCAAGGCAACCGACTACAAAACCATCGTCATCGACTCGGCAGACTGGGCGGAACGCCTGTGCGTTGAAGACCTACTCGCAACCAGCAAAAAAACCAGCATCGAAGATTTCGGATTCGGTAAAGGATGGGTGATGGTGGCAGAGCGAATGAGCCGGTTCCTGTCATCTGTCGATCAACTCATTGATTGCGGTAAGAATGTGGTTATGATCGCGCACAGCAAAATCGTGCGCTTTGAAGCACCGGACGCACTCGCGGCATACGACCGATACGAACTGAAACTAAGCAAGCAAAGCTCGCCGTTGCTCAAAGAATTCGCGGACGAACTCTGGTTTTTGAGATTCAAAACCAAGGTCTCGACAACGGACTCCGGCAAGGGGAAGGGCATCGGCGGCAAGGAGCGCATCTTGTTGACCACGCACAGCGCGGCATACGATGCGAAGACGCGAAGCGGACTCGCAGAGGAACTCCCGCTAGAATGGGCATCGGTCGCGCACTTGTTCGAGGCCGTTGCAACTAAACAGCCGAACCATATCGTCGAAGCCGACGGAATGGTCGGATGGCAAGCACGACTCGCAGAGCACGAAGGCGCGGTCAACCAGTTCTTGATCGCTCGCGGCGTGCTTACGTCAGAACAGACATGGCGCGACTGCGCTCCGGAATACCTAGAGCGCGTTGCACTTCGCGTCGATCAATTCGTTAATACGGCGGTCGAATGGAGGAAGGCGAACCAATAAACATCACTACACCGATCAAGTGTAGAATTAAAAAAATGAGTAAAGAAATATCACCTAGCACTCTGCCAAAACTCGCCGAATGCGCTCTCTTCGAGGGCGCAAACGGAACGAGTTCAGCGGCGGAGCGCGGAACGGCAGTTGACGTTGCGATCCGCAACTTGATCTCGGCACAGCATGACGTTACAATAGTTGGCGAAGACGCCGGAGCTATCGCTTACGGAGTCGAGGAACTGACACGCCTTGCAAAAGGTTCGTTCGTTGAAACACGCGAAGAGTATCTCGCGATGGCAGTTCCTGGACTTAGCAAACTCGGCACGGCTGACGCGGTTTGCAAAGCCGAGAAGTGGGTCGCAGACATCAAGACAGGCCAGTTACGCAATTACAGAGATCAGCTTCAGGCATACGCATTGGCGTGTATGGAAGACAACTTTGAAATGTCTTGGACTGCTCATGTTATCTACGTCGATCAAAAGTTAATTCGCAGCTACGACTTCACCTACGAAGAAGCCAAGCAAGGCACGCAACGCACAATCGACCGCGCAACAAGCGCGGAGGCGAAGCCGACGCCTTGCGAGTATTGCTCGTGGTGTAAGCATTACAACAACTGCAACGCCATCGTGCGGCAGGCTGAGAGCGCGGTCGCTCTCATTCCCGACGTTACAGGCAACAGCATCGAGGCGATCCGCCAGCGAATACTCGCAACAGTCGAGAGCATGGGAGCATTCGCGAAGGAGTGGAAGCTCGCAGAAAAGGAGATCGCGGAGCCGGTGATGGGTCATCTCAAGACTCGACTCGAAAATGGAGACGAAGTCCCCGGATGGAAACTAACAAGCATGAGCGGAAGGAAATTCGTGGAAACAGAAGCAATAGCAAAAGCAAGCCAAAACATCACAAAAGAGACACTAATACTCGCCCTTGGCGGTAAGATGTCAGAAAAGAGTTATCTCGAACTCTGCGCCAATAACGGCGTAGAGCCAGACACAACGGCGATCAAGGCCGGAGCGCCGACAACACAACTCCGCCAAACAAAAATAAAATAGAAAACAAAAATATGCCAACATACAAAGCAAGCGAACCAAAACAAGCGGCCATCTACTTCGTAGAGCCGGGAACCTACGAAGTCGAAATCATCAAAGCCGTCGAGAAGACCAGCCAAGCCGGAAACCCGACGATCAAGCTGGACGTTGCCGTCCTACTCGAAGGCGGCGTGGAGGGTCCGAAGATGTGGGAACATCTCACGTTCACTCCCAAGGCGGCGTGGAAGGTTGACCAAGTGCTGTCTAGCATCGGTCGGGCCGTAGTTCCAGGCGAAGACGTAACCGTTGAAGCCGAAGACTTGATCGGTGAAAAAGGAGTTTGCGTCATCGGAGTTGAGCCAGGTCAAACCAACCCAGATCACCAGTTCAACTGCGTTGAGCGGTGGCTCTTCGGAGATGAAAAGGCAAAATGGCTAGGCAACCGGCGCAAGCCAGCAGCCAAACAGGACAAGCACATCGTCGCCAAAAGCAACGGCTATGTTGCTCAACCCAAAGACGAAACCGACGATATTCCGTTTTAATAGATGAACGGATCTCTCTCACTCCGGCTTGTTATCTGTATGAATGAATGTCCGATTGGCTTACGTCTCGAAAGGGGCGATCCATTGCCAGTATACCAACATACATACGACGACTCGCCGGAGGGGAGAGCATTGGCGGAACAACATTTAGAAAGAATTGACGACTATGTTCGACGGCATCACAAGACTACTAAATCTTACAAGACTAGTTAAAGAACAGATGGCTGATCTTGAATTGCTTGTAGATTTATTAAACATTCGCATCGAGTCGCTCACCGAAGAAAACAATCGACTCGTAAAAGAAAACAAGGCGCTCCGCCAATTCCTATCAGGACAAGATGAATGACCAAATGCAAAATTGGAAAGGGTATCCGCTCCGGTGCTGGCCCAATCATCAAGACGATTGTTTCCGGTGGGATTGGGAAATCCTTATCGACGGCACCTGGCTTGAGGTTGTTACTCAGTCCACGCGGTGGATCGAGGAGGAGGCCGAGGAGACGCTTCAGCGTTATTTGACAAGGCTGAAATCTTAGACTAAATTAACAAACAATCCTGCCAAGGATCACAGGCTATCATGCCATGAACAGACTAGCTACCAAGCAACAAAAAGCACTCCTCTATGTTTTGCAGAATGGAGTTTGCCCGGTGTGTCACCGAGCAATGGACAGTTGGGAAGCTCATCACTTGATCCCGTGGTCTAATGGCGGGGAAACATCAACCCAAAACCTAAAACTACTATGTCCACCCTGCCACAAGCATCTACATTCCACCCCCGCAAAGGTCAGCAAGACCTAATTAAATATCTGCCACAAATTCAACGCGGAGATACCCTGTCCGTTCAATGGCCGACTGGCTACGGCAAGAGCATTGGCTTTGCCCTTGTCTGGAAGCATTGCCATGAAACACAGATTGCAAACCGTATGCTGATGATCGTTGCCAACGATACTCAGCGCCAACAAATCGTGAATGATTTTGCAGGGGATTGCGCTTTAGTTGGTGCGCCTTGCCTTGGGGGAATCTGGTCATTTGAGAGGAGCGCCGGAGACCTTCGGATGGCGCGACTAGGAGAGGTTCAAGTTTTCGTCTGCACCGTACAGCAACTTGAAGCCAGCATGAGCCGTGGAGGATTGAACACCCTTAAAGATTTGCTCCAAGTGCCGGGAACAAAGTGGTTTGTCGGGTTCGATGAATTCCACCACTACGGGGAAGCAATGGCGTGGGGTGATGCGGCCAAACTAGCAATCGAACACGCAGAGTTTTCTTTGGCAATGAGCGCCACACCATATCGGCGCGGCGCTGACACTATATTCCCTGAGTCGAAGCTTTGCGTGACCTACCGTGAGGCCGAAGAAGACCGATGCGTTAAGCCGATGGTTTGCCACAGTTATGAATATTCCGTTGCTGTCATTCAGGACGGGGAGGAAGTGGCGAACTATACAACAACCGAGCTTCACAGAATGGCCGATGGGGAAATTGACCAATGGGAAGAAAGGAAAAATATCCGATATTCCCCACAGTATTTACACCCTTTAATCATTCATCCGATTCGCCGATTGAGGGAGATGCGAGCACATACAGGCAAGCGACTTCAGATGCTAGTTCGAGCCATGTCTTGCAGGCACGCCAAGATGGTAAGTGAACAGGTCAAGCAGTTCGCCGAAGGGCTTTCAGTTGATTGGATCGGAACAGGAATCAGTGGGCGGAGCGACAAAGAAAACCGACAAATCCTGAGCAAATTCTGCCCTCCAAAAGACCAACGAGGCAAGCGGCCCGATGCCGAGATCGATGTCCTTGTTCAAGTCAGCATGGCCGGGGAGGGGTTTGATTCTGTTAATGTCTGCGAAATTATTGATTTATTTCCAGTAAGCGCAAGGGCGCTCTCTGGAAAGGCTACACAGGACAAGCAATTTTATGGGCGAGGGGCGAGAATTGTATCTGGGGCAGAGCAGTTGGCGTTGAGCGTCAATGTTCCGAGCGATCATCCGCTTCATGCTTGGGCTGGAAGATCATTGGCGACATGGATGGATGCTTGTGGCAACGGGAATGAAGTGAAGCCACAAGAAGCCCCACAAATGCCAGCCTTTGACCCTTGGGATTTCCCAGAACCCCCAAAAGAGCGTGAAATCGAACTTATATCTGTCATAACTGACCAAGGTGCTTACGAGGCATTCAAGGCCGAAGCATCGCGCCGACGCGGCTATGATCCAGTAAGAGATGAAGCTGAGTTAGCTGAACTCTACAAGATCGGCCAGAACGCTTTTCAAAAAGAGCAGAGCAAGCAAGCTCGCGCGTTCCAAGTGCGTGAATACCTAGACGCTCTTGTTGGCCGAATCGCTTTGATCAGGGCAAGGCAGAGCGAAGAGGTGTCTAGTTCTGTCATTGGTCGGTTCAAGACAGAAGCTAACGCCGCAATCAAAAAGCACTTCGGGAGAAGCCGCAAAGAAATGACGGACAACGAATTAGAAACCGCCCTCGTATGGCTCCGAAATTACTTCCAGAGCATGAAAGGAATCGGACTGTGAAGGTTTACAAGCACTTCAGCCACACCACGCCGTTCTCTCTTGCCGAAAATGAGCAGGAACTTGCCGAAATAATGCGACTCAAGTATCCAAAGGCTTGCAGCAATCTTGAAACCGGAGCCGAGTTTTTCGCCCGGATGGTCGAGGATGTCCGCAAGTTTGAAGCGTGGAAGGTGATTGGCTTTGCCAGCTTCGAGGAGTTTTGCGCCAAAGAACTCGGCAAGACGCTAGTGGAGGTTGAGGAGATCGTTGAGGGCGTGAAACTTCTTGGAGGGAATCCATCGGAGGAAGAGGCGAAAGCCGCAAGCAAGGCATCACGCATCCGCAAGTTGGCTGAAGATCGGCCGGACATGACCCGAGCGGAAATCTCAAGGGAGGTCGGTGCGACCAGAGCGCAGGTCACGCAGGTGTTAACAAATCCAGTTAAACAAAAAAATGTTAACACAACAAAGACCCCAGTGATCGGCCTTGCATCTGACCCGACCCGCACCGCCGCAAACATCCACGCCAAGGTGGGCGCGGAGTATTGTGAGAAACTGATTGAGGCACTAAAGGAGCAAGTAAAACATGATCCTATCACCTGACTTCTGCGACCATTACAAGACAAAAATCCTGCTACGTCTAGCCGGTCACGCAGGAGTGTTCAGCCTTCTCAAGTTGTGGTCGCAATGCCAGTTTCGCAAGTGCGAACGGATAGAAAAGCCCGCGGAGATCGTCGCAGCGATAGCAGACTGGGAAGGCGACCCAATGCAACTCGAAATGGCACTCGTAGAAAGCGGCTACGCAAGGCGCGAAGGTGACGCGCTTGTCTTGCACCAATGGCAGGATCAGAATAAGCGTTTATTCTCGAATTACAAAAATGGGAAGAAAGGCGGAAGGCCGAAAAGTGATACGCCAAAGCCTATAAAAAAGCCAGTCGGAATGCGTCTGTAAATAACCCAAACGAAACCCAACTATAACCCAAATGAAACCCAACCGTAACCTAACACTAACCATAGGTGGACTAGATAGATAGAATATCTATCTATTATCATAGATAGATAGGCTTCGCCTCTCTCGCTTAAGGCGAGAGGCGAGCCACAAAGAAAGGAAAAGATGCCAATTTTAAAACGAGAAGAAACAACAAGCACAAGGTCGGCAGTTCCGACAGCACCGAGCGCGGAGAAGGCCGCGATCTCGATCATCTTGCAGAACTACGAAGTTCTGGACGCTGCGAAGTGGGACGCCGATCTGTTTTTCGAGCATTCCAACCGTGCCTTGCTGTCAGCGGCCAAAGAATGCCACAACGAAGGGTTCAAGTCGGACATATTCCGACTCCAGGCGGTGCTCGAAGAAAAGGGATCGATCTTCGACGTTGGCGGATACCACGGCGTCACCGAAGCGTTCACGGCATATCCAACCGGTGACGCTGTCGCCGCTCTCGACTTCCGAAAGGATTTGCTCAAGGCGCGTCGGTATCGCAAGGCGATGGCGAAACTTGCCGAGAGCAAGGACGACATCCGAGAGATGCGGGCGGATCTCAACGGCATCGCTCAACATCTGGCGGACGCGGATGAGGAACAAACGGACGCCGTTTCGCTCAAAAAGCAATGCGCCGAGTTGCTGAACGAACTCGAAAAGACAACCCAACCCGAACGCTTCCGAACAGGCGTCACCGGACTGGATGAAAAGCTGAACGGCGGATTTGAGCGTGGAACGCTCGCTGTGTTCGCTTCGGAGACTTCGGGCGGCAAGTCTATTGCTTTACTCCAAACTGCGCTCCACGGGGCTTTAAACGCCAAGAATGGCGTGATTTTCTCGCTAGAGATGAGTGCAACGCAAGTTATCGGTCGCCTAGTCGCATCCAAAAGCGGCTGGCGTTGCGTCTCTGCATACGAAAATCCGAACAAGGCGCATCTTGAAGGGATGCAAAAAGGCATCGCCGAAATATCGGCTCTTCCGATAACCATTTGCGACAAAGTATCGGATATCGACAGTATCGAGAGCATTTGCCGGCAACTCAAGCGCACCGGCCTTGACTGGGTTGTAGTCGATTACATCCAGCTATGCTCGCCGTCCGCCGACAGCAAGAGCGAGACACGCGAGCAACAAGTGAGCGAAGTTGTCCGCCGACTTAAATTGATGGCGTTGCATTTAAATGTTTGCGTTCTCACGGCATCTCAACTAAACGACAAGGGCGAGTTGCGCGAGTCGCGTGGCATCGGTCATCACGCCGACTACGTGCTTCACATCGACCACGCGAACCATCCCGACATCGAAATTAAACTTATGAAAAACCGAAACGGAGAACGTCACGTTTCCGCGCCGGTGCTTATGCAAGGCGGTATCAGTCGCTTTGTCGATAGGGTGCCGAAATAGAAAGAAAAACACCTACCCCCCCCCTATATTGAATGGCTAGAAAATATAATTTGCATTGCGTGGAAACTGCGTTAAACCAAGGACTCGATGCACGACTTGACGCGAGACGCAGCGGAATACGACGAGGCTTCATACACTCCCGACTTTTATTCGTTCGACGATCCGACGGCCGGTCACGCTTTCCGCATGACAGCGTATCGAGAAGCATCGGAGAAACTCTTGGTGGTTCTCAACAAAACGATATCGTTCCTAGCCGAACACGGATACAGCCGGAGCAAGACTTTGTGGGGCGTGGCGTTTGCATTAGGTCATCCGCTAACCGCAGGGATGTCCATGCTAGAAGCAGGGCGGGAACTCGGATGCACCAAACAGGCTATCAGCAAAATAGCAATGGACTTCCTCGACACTACGGGCCTTCCGCCTAGCACATCTTTGAAGAGCGAGGAAGCTCGCAACACCTACCGAAAAACAAACACCAACAAATATGGAACAAAACGAAATCACGGCACTCACACTGCCAGTCATTGAACAAGAGATACGCGCCGCATACACCGAGGCCAACGCGCTCGCTGTAACGGCAAAGGGCAACGCCCGCGCAGCGGTTCTGCGCATGGCAGACTGCGGGCAGATGCTCATGGTCGCCAAGGATCACGTGCGCGGCAACCGCAACGAATGGCTTGCATCGCTCGGCATTGACCAAGACAAGGCCGCTAAGGCCATTCATCTCGCACGCAACCGCGACCAACTTGAGCTTGAGCTTTGGCCGGCAGACATGGCCAAACTAGGGGCGCAGATGCTCGGCATCCTTCCGCCTCCAGGTTCATCGGGCCGTGAAGAGAACGACCCAGAACGAACCACGGGCGCGTCGACGCATTGGTTAACCTACGCAGGCAAGTTGCAACGCTCGTTCGCGGATTTGTTCACGCGCAAGCCCGTGGAGCAATGGCGTGCTTCCTCGCTCTTGAGTGATGTCGAAGGCGGTAGTCCTGTCGTGTCCAAGAAGTCCATTGCGATCTTGCTGAT